TCTCGTCCTGCGCGGCGGAAACCTCGCCGGCCTCGGACGCGGTCTGCCACGCGCCGCCGTCGACGCGCCAGACGTCCCCCGGCTGCAGGGCCGCGGTGACGCCCTCAGCGCCTCCGACGGCGGCGCGGGCGCAGTCGATGCAGCCGTCGGCTCCCGGGCCGCCCGCGCGCATGCGCAGCAGCGTGTAGGCGGGCGGGTCCACGCTCCCGTTCATGGCCAGCAGCACGCAGACGGAGGTCGCGTCGCGCCGCGCCTCCCGGACGCGGGTGTCGCGCAGCACGGCCCCTGTCGCGGCGATGTCCACGATGTAAGCGGGCGGCGGGCCTTCCTCTGGCGCGGTGGCCTGCCCGGCCAGGCGCACCCCGTGGCGCGACCAGGCGAACACCTCGTGCTCCGGAAGATACGTGAAGGCCAGCAGCGAGCCGTCGTCCAGCAGCGCCCAGAGGATGCCGTCGGGCCACGCCTGCCAGGCGGTGCGGACCACGGAAGCGCCCTCGGTGAGGTGGCGCGCCAGGACGGACCGGTCGACCGTGACGTGAGCGTCCTCGGCGAAGCTGTAGCGCATCTCGAGCAGCGCGCGGTCGTCCTCGGCCGTGAAGAGCACCGCCGCGCCGGTGTCGAGCGGCGGGGCCGCGCCCGCGCCGGCCGGGCTGACGCGCTCGATCTGGCAGGTGCGCGCGGAGAATCCCTCGCCGCCCGCGTGCACCGCGAAGATGCCGTCGGTCGTGAACAGCAGCAGCCGGCGCCCCGCGACCGTGTGGCGGATCTCGCTGGCCCGGAGGGCCGGCAGCGAGGCGCGGAACGGGTCGGCGTCGTCCGCCGGGCGGTTGGAGTACCAGGCGTAGAGGTCGCCCAGGCGCGAGAACCAGAGCGTCCACGGCGCGGCGGCGTTGCCGCAGAGCACCTGCCGCTGCTGGTGGATGTCCATGATGGCGTATCCGCCCGCGTCGTCGGCGGCCGAGCGGATGACGGTCTGGTAGGGCACCTGCTCGTTGGGCGCGATGTTGTCGTCGTAAAACGTGAACGAGGTGTCGGCGGCGGATTGCTGGGTGACGTCGCCGATCACGCCGTAACCCGCGCCCCAGCGTTTGGTGAAAATGAAGCGCGATTCGGGATGGTAGCCCGTGATGCCGAGCGACAGCGTGACGCGTCCGCCGGGCGGCCACGGCGCGCAGCCGCCCGTATAACTGGCGGATTTGGCCATTTGGAGCAGGCCGCCGACATCCTCGAACACGGCATACCTGAACGTCTGCGGCGTGTAGCCAGAGCCGGGATCGCTGAACGCCGCGTTGCCGGATGCCGAGAGCGTGACGGCCGATGATGGCAGCGGCGTCACGCGCTCGGTCAGGATGGTCCATGCGCCGGTCGCGGCCGTCCGCACCAGGCGGCAGGGCAGGCGGCCCGGGGCCGTGACGAAGAGCGTGTCGCCCGCCTGGCGCGCGCGCATGCCCGCCACGTCTTCCGCCGTCCAGCCGCTCCACTCGAACTCGCGGTCGAATTCCAAATCCGGCGACACCTGGTACACGCGCACGGCCCCGGCCGCGACCAGGAGCACGAGGGAGAGCGACGCGTCGTAGTAGAACGGGATCAGCCGGACGGGGCCGCCCCCCGCCGGGAAGCCCGCCGCCACGTCGAGCGCGTCGGTTCCGGGGCGCTTCTGGGCCGAGCCGGTGCGCCGCACGATCATGTTGTAGAGCAGCGCCGCGCCCTTCTGGTACGCGGCCAGGTCGCCGCGCATGTGCAGCTCCGGGGCCAGCTCGCCCGCCGCGAAGCTCTGACGGACGGTGCGGATCATGTCGCGCCCTCCAGCCGGGCGTCCGCGTAGCGGTTGCGCTCGCCGTGACGGCGCGTCAGGTTAGCGGCGTCCGCCCGGGCCCGGGAGAGCGCGCCGCGCGCGGCCTCGCGGGCGTCCGCCGCAGCGCGGCGCTGCCCGGTGAGCGCGTAGGCGATGCGCGCGGCCAGCTCCGCCGCCACCGCGTCGCGCACGGCGGGCGTCCACTCTTCCGGGTCTTCCGTGTCCGGCATGTGGCGGAAGGACGCGCGCGGGATGCCCAGCAGCAGCGAGCGCCCGTCAGAGGCGGCGATGTCGGCCGGCGCGCCGTCCGGCGCGCGCGCCTCCAGGCGCAGCGCCCGGCCGCGGCACGGCGCGGGGTAGCGCCAGAACGCGCCGTCCGGCTCGCCGTCCTGTTCCGGCGAGACGCGCGCGAGGCCGGGCCAGAACGCCGCCCCGAGCACGCTCTGCCGCGCCGCGTTGATCCACGTGGAGCAGAGCGCCGCCTCCTTCGTCTGCGCGGCCAGGTCGGTCACGCGCCGCTCGTGCCCGAGCGAGGAAAGCGCCATGTTGCAGATGTCGAGGGTTGTCATGGTTCCCGGTTCCCGGTTTCTGGTTTCTGGTTTCTGGTTCCTGGTTTCAGCGCGCGGCCTGCGTGTAGCCGTCCGCCGTGATGCTCACGGGCAGGCTCACGGATTGCCCGGCGTAGCCTCTGAGCCTGAGCGCGGCCCACATGTCGGCGCGGTTCGCGCCGGCGTCGAGGTCGATGAGCTGGGCTTCGGGATGCGCCGCCGCGTAGGCCTGGCACCGCGCGCACGACGCGCGGCCGTAGACGCCCTCGCCGGCGGGGCCGGGCGACCCGGTGAATCTCTCCGCGCTGTGGACCGTCTCGCCGCCAGGCGTCCCGCGCAGGATCTCGCCGACGCTCTGCGCCGCGCCTTCCTCCGCACCGTCGGCCGCCGGACGCGCGGGGACGGCCGCGCCCGCGGCCAGCGTGTTCAGGATCGGCGCGAACGCGACGAACACGTCGCGGATGGCCGCGACGGCCGCCGTCGAGTCCTGCTTGCCGCTCGCGTCCTCCAGAATCGACCCTTGCGGCCCGGCGTCGAACCCCTTGGCCAGCGCCTCGCTCTGCGTGCCGGTGCTCCGGACGCTGACGGCCGCGTGGATCGTGCCGTCCGGGCTCTGGTCCCATGTCGATCTGACGCTCGTCATGCAGCCCGCGAGAGCCGCCGCAAGGCCGGCCATTGAGGCTCGGCCGATGATTCCGATGTTCCGTTTCATTTTTCGTGGCCTTTCTGCCGGTCTTCCGGCTCTGTTCCCTCGGTGTCTCTCAACGCTTCCGCGTCCCGCGCCTTGCGGGCGGGACGGGCCTTTCCCGGTTCCCTCGCCTTCCGCGCCTTGCGGGCCTTGCGCGCGGGCCGCGCCTCACGCGCCGGCACGGGCCGCCTCCGCCAACTGCGCGTAGGACGCCGTCAGGCCGGTCTTGGCGAGTTCGGTCTGGAGCGTCTTGGCCGACTTGCCGTCGGCCCACTGCTCCAGCAGCAGCTCGCGCGCCCGCATGACCGTGGTCTTCATCGCGACGACCTCGATCTCGGTCACCTGCTTGTCGGCCAGCACGTCGCCGAACAGCTCGGCCAGCTCGGCCAGGTGCGCCGCCGTCGCGCGGGCCTTGTCGATGTTCGCGCCGTCCGTCTTCTGTACCAGCCGGTCCAGCAGCGCGGCCGCCACCCGCTCGACGGGCAGCGCCGAAACCAGCGCAAGCCCGATCCTCGCCAGCACGCTCCAAAATGCGTTCATGCCTTCCGCCTTTCTTTTTTGTAAAACCGCGCCGGAGGGTGTTCCGATCCCCTTGATGTTTTGTCCGGCGCGGTCCCGGCCCGGACACCCGTCCGGACCGGGAAGCCGCCGCCCGCTCATCATCCTCCGCGGGCCTTGAAAATCATCGCCACGATCTGCGCGATCACCGCCGCGCACGTGACGGCGACCAGCCAGCAGAGCGCCCGGACCGTCTGCGCCTGCACGGCGATCTGCTCGGTCAGCGCCGGCTTGCCGTTGCCCCGCCACACCTTGTCGTTGAGCGTGCCGATCTCGCGTTCCATGCCCGCGAGCCGCGTCTCCTGGATGCAGTCATGGTCTGCCGCCGCGTGTCCCGCCATCTCGCCCCCTCACTTCCGGTTGCCGGCCTTGTCGCCGTGCCTGTCCGCCACGGCCTTGACTTCGGCCGGCGTGACCTTGGGTTTCTGCGCGAGCGTCCTGATGTCTTTGAGCATCGCGTCTTTCTCCGCTTTCGCCTCGGCCGCCTCGCGCCGGGCCTCGGCGTGCGGATTCCTGGCCTTCGCCCCGGCGACGCGGCGCACGGCCTGCGTGGTGGCCCATTCGCGCGAGCCGTTGCGCCACTCCAGCCGCTCGGTGCCGTTCCCCAGGTCCTCGCGCGCGGTCACATAGGGGCGCGACGTGATGGCTTTGAGCTGGGCGCGTCGCTCGGGCGTGAGCCAGACTTCCCTGGGCGCGGAGATTCCGGCCGACGCGGCGGCAATCAACAGTATGGCCAGTGCGTTTCTCATTGCGGGACCTCGTTGGTTATGACGGCGTACAGGAATCCGGAAAGGTAAGTTTCGGTGACCTCATGCGATCCGTCCGTGAACACGGCGGGGCCGGTGTAGGGCCTGTTCGTGACGCCTCCGGAAACGATCTCGATGCCGTCGTCGGAGACGTCCAGCGGCGTGTCGGGCGCGCCCCACCTGAGAAACCTGTGGGTGCGCAGGATCATGTTTCCGGCCTGCGGCGGGCGCTGCACGCGGATGTCGTAGCAGGCGTAGCCGAGCACGTTCGTGAGCGGCGCGTTGGTGTCGATCGCTCCGGGCGCCCAATAGACGGTGCCGGGCGCAAGCTCGAACGACCAGACGGTGCGCGGCGCTTCGGCGAGCTGCCGCGTGTAGTGCGTGTAGCAGTGCATGAGGCCGCCGGTGCCCGCGCTCTCGGCCACCACATACGCCTCGATGTTCTCGCAGTCCGGATCGGCCTCCATGTCGGCCGCGAGGTAGAGGCGGCCCGTGAACCTGTTGGTCTCGGCGGCGACGGCCCAGAGCCGCTCCAGCGCGTTGGTGAGCCCCTCGGCCGCGCCCGACACGATGTTGCTGCTCGCGCCGGAAAGGGCGGCCGCGGCGGCCGCGCGCTGGCCCTCGGCGATGCTGCCGGTCGGGTCGCGCAGCGTGCCGCCCGGCAGGCCCATGACGTGCGTGCGCGTCCAGGCCTTCACCGTCTCGACGTTCGATGTTTGGGCTTGGGCTTGCGCGGCGATGATAAACGCAGAGACGCAGAGGCGCAGAGACGCTATAGGGGCGTGCCGGGTCATTCGGCGGCCTCCGCCTGTATCCTGTAGGAGATATCGCGGTCGAGCGTGAACAGCGGATAGAAGAACGTGCCGCTCGCGCCGGACAGGCCGACAGCGATCCTCTCCCATGTCGCGCCCTCGATGTTGTCCTTGCGGTAAATCGAATAGGTGGTTCCGGCCTGCCCGCCCGTCCAGGACAGGTGAACGCCGGACGGCGTCTCGACGGGCCGGCTCAGGCGCAGGCCGCCCGCCTGCTTCTGCTTTCCGGTCGGATAGGCGGTGTAGGCGAGCGCGATGGCCAGCGCCGCGAAAAGGAGCTTGTCTATGGAGAGTCTCACTTTTTTCATTGCGGCACCTCGTTTGTGACCGACATGAGCGCCCCGCATTGGTACGTCCACCAAAGGCCGTCGCGCTGCACGGTGCCGGTGAAGCCCGTCTTGCCGCCGATGGAGAAGCCCGTCTCGACGGTGAAGATCCCGCCGGCCTGCCCGCCGCCGAGAATCTCGCAGAACGCAAGAAAAAATGAGGAGTCCAGCGCGGAAGGCAGCCACACCGTCGAGCGGTAGACGGTGTCGTACGTCACGCCGTTGACGGTGTGCGAGGTGTATTCCGCCGTGCTCTGGTATTCGGCGAACTCCCAGGCGTTGGTCGCCTCGAGGTTCGTCTTGTATTTGATCGCGGGCATCGCGTTCATCGCCTCGCTGTAGGCGTGCCAGATGTAATGCCCGGTGTGCGCGGTGCCGAGGATGTTAGACGTGCCGGCCGCGCCGAACTCGCAGTACACGATCTGCGCCGAGGCGTTGGTCGAGACCTGCACGGTGCCGCCGATGCCGACGGTGTGGCCCGTGACGTAGCCGAAGCCGATCGAGCCTGTGAGCACGCTGACGATCTCGTCGATCGTGTTGCTGGCGCTCTCGGTCGCGGCCGCGACGGCCTGCGCGGCGGCCTGCGCGGCGGCGGCCTCGGCCTCGGTGCGGGCGATCTCCTCCAGGCCGGCCGCGTAGCCGGGCGGCACGATGCTCCCGTTCTGGTCCACCATGAGGTATTGCGCGGACGGCCAGTTTGTGACGGATGCCCTCGCAGCGTGCGCGCACATGACGCCGATCACGAGGCCGGCGAACAGCAGCCACCAGGCGAAGAGCATCCAGGCGTAGAGCGTGTCGCGGTGCCGCGCGTCTCGTTTGCCGTTCATTGCGCACCTCCCGGCGTGTTGGTCACGGCGACAAGCCAATGCCAGCCGTTTGAGTAGATGCTCTGCCAGATGAGATTGGTGTAGCTGTCGACATGCTGCATGACTTGTATCCGCATCAGGTCGGTGTGCAGCGCAGGGCGTATGACGGGGATTGAGCGGGTGCCGTCGCTGAGCGTCGCGCCCCAGCCTGTCGCCTGCGGATTGATTACCGTGGCGGTAAGGCCTTCATTGGCGTTTAAAAACGCATTGGCGCCTACTGTAGGGGCGTCCCCGGAGAAATACAGATGCGTCGCGTCGGTGTTGTAAAAGAAAGCCTGTGCGCCGTTGGATCTGACGAATCTCCCGAAATGATACGTGCTCGGCATCGTCGAGCCTTCGGGGTAAAACGCGGTGGACCCGATGTTCGTGACCGCCACGCCGCCGATTGCCCAGGGGATCACGGCGTTGGTGCGGCCCGGGCCGGAAATAAAACCAATGATCGTTCCCTGGCCGTTAAACCACTCGGCAGGGCTCTCCACGATGTCTGGCGATCCGTAATGGTAGGCGCGCAGCGCGGCTCTGGCGGCCTCGTTGGTGCCGGAGACGCGCAGGGCGGCCTCGTTGGTGAGGGCCGCGCGGAGGACGGCGTTCGTGCCGTACAGGGCTGCGAGCCCCGCGGCGTCGCATGCGGCCCTCAGGGCGGCCTCGTTGGTGATGGCCGCGCTGATGACGGCGTTGGCGGCGTTGAGCGCGGCGAGCGCGGCCGCGTCCTGCTCGTTGGTCACGACCTGCGCGGATGCCGGCAGGCCGCCCAGGCGCGCGGTCTGTGCGCGGGCGGGCAGGCTCGCGCACAGCGCGATGGCCAGCGCGGCGGCGGCGGTTGCGGTGCTGCGGTGGTGCATCATTCCCCCTTGAGGATCGCGATGATCTGGTTGAGTTTGAGGTTGATGGCGTCGATGCTGGCCTCCGGGAGCAGGGACGCGACGGCGGCGAACCGTGCGGCCAGCGCGTCGAGCAGCGGGCCGGGCGAGATGAAGGCCGGGTCGAGCGTGCCGTCCGCCCGCGCCGCCACGATGCGCCCGGCCGCGGGCGCGCCGCCCGTGGTCGCCGCCGGCACGATCGCCACGCGGTTCGCGTCGGCGTCCCACACGGCGTAGCCGAGCAGGGCGTGGTCGGCGGTCTGCACGGCCAGCCGGCCGCCCGTCAGGACCAGCGTGTCGGCGTCCTGCGCGGTGCCCGCGCAGAGCGCGATGCCTGCCGGGGCCTGGGCCAGCGGATCGCCCGCCGCCTGCGGCAGCCAATAGGCCGCGCCGGGCGCGAGCCCCCACCCCGGGATGGTCACGGCGCCCCAGCGGACGATGCGCACCAACGCGCCGGAATCGGCGTGGCCGAGCGCGATGCCCGCGAAGCGCGCGTGGTCGCCAGCCCCGCACGGCTGCGCGAGCCCGGCGGCGATCATGCACGGCGTGCCGGCGTCGATCTCCGCGCCGGCCTCGATCTCCAGCGGCCCGCCGGACGCCTGGATGTCGGAGCCCTCGCCCTCGGCGCAGGAGTCGACCACCGGGCAGCAGCCCGCGCCGAGCAGGTTGCCGTCGGCGTCCTTGAGCCGCATGCGGAAATCCGCGCAGTCGTGGCCCGGCCGCGCGGCGAACCACGCGGTGAGCGCGGACGCGCGGGTGTCGGTCTCGCACGCGCCCGACGCGACGTCCCATTCCGCGAGCGCGGCGTCCGTGCCGGGGGCGTGCAGGCAGAGCGTGCCGGCCGCGAGCGCGTCGCCCGCGGCGGACTCTACCGCCACCGTCTCGACGCTGGAGAGCCCCAGCGCGCCGTTGATCGTGGCGGTTTTCCTGTCGCGGTCGTAGGTGATCTGCAGCGCCATGTTTCATGTCCTCCATGCCCCCGGCGGGGCGCGTTACTGCGGTTTGCCCCGCGCGGCCTTGGGCGGCGCGGCCTTGGGCGGCGTGTCCGCGCTGTCCGCGGGCGCTTCCCCTGACGCCGCGTCAGGCGTCGGAACCGCGTCCTTGGGCGGCACGGCGGCGCTGGGCGCGTCCGTGCCGCCCGCGCTGAAGACCGCGTCGAAGAGGTCTGCGAGCGGCTTTCCCGAGAGGGTGTCCGCGACGGGCGCGCCCGCGCCCTGCAGCTTGGCCCGCGCCTGCTCCTCGGTGAGGCCGTTGGCCAGCCTGGCGGGTGCCGGACCGTTCGCCTGCGCCGGGACGCTGCCCGGCGCAAGGTTGAAGTGCGCGGCCAGCGCCTCGCGGTCGGCGGGGGGGAGCGCCCCCGGAGAGGCGATGTGCACCGCCTCTCCGGGGCGGCGCGCCGTGCCCAGCAGGAACGTCCGCGCGTGTCCGGGTTTAAGTGTGTAGACGGGCATTCCGGGCCTCCTTTACAGCGCCGTGTCGAGCGAGGGCGTGATGCCTGCGAGGATCTTGCCCGCGCCGGTGAAGCTGCCGACGGCCGTGTAGGTCAGCCGCAGGTAGCGCTTGACGCCGGCCGGCAGCGGCTGCGGCTTGACGATCCAGCCGTCCGCGTTGATGTCGGCGATCGCCCGTGTCGGATACGTGACCAGGTCTTCGAAGTTCTCGCCGTCGTCGCCGGTCTCCAGCTTGGCCGCCATGCTGGTTCCGCCCGCCACCGCGCCGCCGTCGATCTTGGCGAACACGTTGAGCCTGCGGGACAGGTCGTCGCCGCAGTCTTTGAGGTCGAGGATGTTGGCGCTGGCCGCGCTGGCCAGGTCCTGCGTCTCGCTGAACATGAGGTTCTTGTCGAGATTCATTCTGTGGTTCCTTGGGGTTTCTTGCTGTTGATCCCGCCCCAGCCTCCAGGCCCCGGGCGCGAACGCGGGGGCCGGGAGGGGGGACGGAAGGGTGTGGCTTACGTCGCGGCCGGGACGACCGTCTCGTTGACTTCGAGGCACTCCAGCTTGCGGACCGGGATGCCGTCGAAGTGCATGACCTCCTGGCCGCCGACGTCTTTGAACGTGAAGCTCGTGACGAGCACCTGGCGGCGCGTCTTGACAGCGAGCCACTCGTAGACGCTCTCGGGCATGTAGAACACCGGCTTGAGGCCGCCCGTCTTGACGCGCGTCTTGAGGCGCAGCATGTCCTCGCCGATGTCCTTGTCCAAGGTCGAGAGATTGTTGCTCTCGATGTTGCAGATGCGTCCGCAGGACCTGAAGTCCTTGACGGTCAATCCTGTCCTCCACTTAAAGAACTGCTCCTTCACCTCGAGCCGAGCGCCGTCATCGGTGACCGTGATGGTGTTCTCCTTGACGGGGCCGCGCTCCAGGCCGCCCTTGCTGCCGCGCGGATAGTGCAGGTACGCGCCCCGACGGCCCCAGCCGATCAGCCAGATCGAGCGCAGGGCGGTGTTGGACGCGCTGGTCGAGCGGGCCGAAGACTGGATGCAGTAGTGGGCGCTCGTCTTGGGGTCAAGCCCGCCGAAGGCGTTGTAGATGGGCGCCAACCCGTTGAACTTCTTGGCGTTGACCTTGATGTTGCCGTAGAAGATCGCGTCGGAGACCTCGTTGCCCATCGCCTCGGCATGCGAGAACGCCTCGTCCAGCATCTCCTCGGCGCCGTTGGGCGAGTCGTCGATCAGCTCCTTGTCCACCTGGATCAGGCTCTTGAGCGTGCCGATGGCGTTGGACACTTGCTTCTTGCTCCCTTTGGACGGCTGGACGCCTTCGTAGTAAGCCGTCCACGTCGCGTCGGGCAGGCCCGTCCGGATCGTGGTCCGGTCGTTCTCCCGCCCGTTCGCCTCTTTCACCACCGCGTCCGCGAGCAGCTCGGAGTTCGCCTCCAGGACCAGCTCCACGATGTCGCGGTCGAACGACCCGTCCTCTTTGAGACCGTTGTACAGGTCCCGCAGCGTCGGGTTGCGTGTTCCCTTGATCGCCATGATTCATTTCCTCCGTTGCCCCCGCGAACAGCCGCAGGGAGATTGTGTCATTTGCCGCCGTACATGCGGTCGGCCAGGGAGCGCTCGGCCGCGCCGCCCTTGTCGCCGCCGGCCGCGCCGTCGCGCGTGAGGCCCCGGCCGATCTTGGCCAGCGCCTCGATGATGTCCGGATCGCTGCCGAAGGCCTCGACGCGCGCGAGCCTCTGGAAGAGGTCCTTGCCGAACACGTGCTCGCCGCCGCGGCGTCCCTCGGCCGCGAAGCGCTTGATGTCGGCCCCGAAACGCTTGCCGCACTCTTCGCGCATGGACTTCATGACCGCGCGGTCGGCCTCGTGCGCGGCCCTGTACTGCCCGCTGACGTGCTTGGCGTAGGCCGCGATGATCTCGTTGGCGGCCGCGTCGCCGATCTTGTGCTTGATGAAGAGCGGGGCCACCGTCTTGAGCGCGCCGTCGTCCCATGCCGGGGCCGGGCCTCCGTCGCCGCCGTCCAGGTCGATCTTTTTGATCTTCGCCAGGTACGCGTCGATCTCCTCGGGCTTCACGTCGGGCGCGGCGTCTTCCTGCTTCTTGCCGTCCTTGCCGTCCTCGGCCGCGCCGGCGTCATCCTCCCCGGCCAGGAGCGAGCCTGACGCGCCGCCCTTGTCCGCGCCGCCCTTGTCCGCGCCGCCCTTGTCTGCGCCGCCCTTGTCAGCGCCGCCCTTGTCAGCGCCGCCCTTGTCAGCGCCGCCTTTGTCGGCGCCGCTCTTGTCAGCGCCGCCGTCCAGGACAGAGCCGCCCCCGCCCGCGCCCCCGCCGTCCCCGTCCTCCGGGGCCATGAGCGTGTATCCGAAAACCTTCTTCATCGCGTTCCCTCCGTCATCCTCTGCCGCGCGGACTGGATCTCTTCGTTCCAGCGGCCGACGCGTTCGTTGTTCTCCTGCATGGCGCGGGCGACCGCCGCCTGCGCCGCCCGGTTGCACGCGCCCAGCAGGTCGGCCCCGGCGTCGCGCCGCCCGGCCGCGTAGGCCAGCCGCACCGCGTCGCCGTCGCCGCAGCCCGTGCGCTGCCACACGCCGCTCTTGGCGAGCAGCCCCATGAGCGCGCGGCGTCCCGCCGGCGTCTCCAGCACCGCCGCGATGTCCGCGTCGAGCTGCGCGTTGCGCTCGCGCGCCTGCCTGTCCAGCACGTCGCGTAAAGTAGTTTCGTCGGTCATAGCATCCCCCCGCCGGTCGGCCCGGCCGCCCCGAGCAGCGCCTCGAGCGCGCTGGTGCCGCCGGCCGGCGTCTCGCTGAGTTTCTTGGCGGCGTCGGCGTAGCCGGGCGCCTGCCGCCCCAGCTCCGCCTGCTGGGCCGCCTGCATCTGCTCGCGCGCCGCCTGCGCCCGCGCCTCGCGGATCTGCTGCACGTCCCTGTCGGAGCGCACGCAGCCGCCCGGCACGGCCAGCGCCTGCGCGGCCTCGTCGAGCATCTGGTCGACATCGATCTTGTCGGCGGCCTCGGGAGACACGGCGAGCAGCCCGCTCGCGAATTGCGAGAACCGCATGATGCCGCCCAACCGCGCCTCTTCCTGCTGGCGCATGTGCAGCGTGCTCACGTACTCCGCCTGGAACTCCGCGCCGGCCATCGCCTCGGGCGGCTCGGGGATCAGCCCGGCCTCGGCCATGACGGCGAACACCGCGTCGATCAGCGGATCGAAAAGCCCGTGGTTCAAGTTGGTCAGGACCGGCCCGAGCAACGAAATTTTTTCTCCGGACATCTCCTCGACCTGACGCGCGGTCATCTGCGTGTCCGATGTGTTCGCGACGGTCAGGATCGCGTTGAACAGGTCGGCGTAGAACACGCGGCGCAGCCGCGCCTCGACCTGGGAGATTTTCATTTCGACCGCCTGCACGTCCGGCGGCTGGTCGATGAGGCAGTGCAGCGAGCGGTCGCGCCCCGTGCTCTCGGGATAGTAGGTGATGCCGCCGGGATAGGTGTTGACCGCGCGGCCCTCCATGCCCTCGGGCGCGGCCAGCGGCGGGTCCACGCGCTGGGCGATGCCCTTGAGCGAATCGAGCTCCAGCCGGTACAATTCCAGCACCTCGGGCATGCCGATGCGCCCCGGGCCGGTGCCGTAGACGCCGTCCAGGACGTCCCAGCGCGGGCACAGGATCGGGTTCCAGCCGTAGCCGCGGATGTCGATCACGCCGGCCGTGTCCTCGCCGCCGCACTCGTCGCGCGTCTCGGACCACCACACGGACGCGAACGGCGTTTTTCCCCGGTCCAGGTCGGGGAATCGTCCGCCCGCGTTGGGGCACACCAGGTTCCAGAGCGCGAAGCGCCGCTCGTCGCTGCCCGCCTCGCAGGCGCGGGCCGCGCTCTCGGGGCAGCGCTTCTCGCCGAACTCCTCCAGGATCTCGCGCGCGGTCATCGAGACGCGGCGCAGCAGCACGTCGACGCGCCCGCGCCGCGTGCTGCCGATCCAGAACGCGCCCGTGTCGATCACGCGCACGTCGAGGATGTCCTCCGGATGGTCGCCCGTGACCAGCGCGGCCCCCTGGCCGAAAAGGACCGCGTGGTGGAAGAGCTGGCCGACCGCGCCGTAGGCGTTGCTCTGGTCGAGCAGCGCGGCCATGCCGCGCGTCACGGCGTCGAGCCACTGCGTCCACGCCGGGTTCTCGGCCTGCGCGCGGTCCTGCCCTTTGAGCCGCAGGCGGAACCACTGCCGCGACTCGTTGGCCGTGCCCGACTTCATGGCCGCCGCCATGCGCCGCAGCTCGGTGCGCGGCGTGGAGGTCAGCAGCTTGCGGTCGCGGCGCGGCGCGGCGCGGCGCTCCACGTCCGGATCGTCCTCGAAGAGGGCGCGGCCGAGGTCGGGCTCGTAGTGCTCGGAGAGCGTCTTCCAACCGGCCTCGTGCGGCTCGCGCTCGCGCTTGAGCGAGGCGGCCCGCTTGTCGAGCCAGCCGCGCAGCGCTTCGAGATCTGTTCGGGGGAAGAGCTTCATGTTAACCGCCGATGGTCTTGCTCCCGGCGTCGGCCGGCGTGTCGAACCGCGTGAACGTGGAGGCCAGCCCGCGCCGGAGCGCCTGCTCGCGCGCCGCCGCGTCGGACGCCTCGAGCGAGCGGCTGGCCGCCTCCTTCATGGGCTCCTGCGGCGGCGCGGCTTTAGGGACACTTGGACTGCTGCACATGGCCGGCCTCCAGTTACTCGTAGTACCAGTAGCCGACGGCAACCGTGCCGTTCGTGACGCCCGCGGACGTGACCGTGAGCGTGTCGCCCGTGCGCCACTGCCCGTTGGTCGCCGCCGCCGAGCCTGTCGCGGCGCTGACGGCGGCCGATGCGTTGCTGACCGCCAGCGTGCCCAGCGGCGTGGCCCATCCGTCGGCGCCGCTGACCAGCGTCACAACGGACGCGCAGTTGCTGGACGCCGCGTCGATGCGGTTCCACCGCACCCACTCCACCTGCCCGCCCTCCGAGGCGTACATCGTCACCTCGTTCGTGCCCGCCGCCGGGATCACGTCGACGCGCCACTTCCAGGACGGCGGCGCGCCCAGAACGCTGTGGACCAGAACGGTCAGAGAGACGATGGCGATCATGATCGCCGACAGTTTCATGCCTAAACGCTTCATCTGTAACCTCCGTGCTCGGTTGTGAAATGCGCGGCGGTCCGCGCCGGATCTTCCTCACGCGATTCTTATCGCACAAATAAAAAGAAAAAGCTATAGCCTCGTTTTGGTTGCGTTCCGTCCGTTTCCGCGCTTTTAGGTTCGGTGAGCAAAAAATCTTTCGCGCGTGTCAGCGCTGACGCCGCTTGCGCTGCCACCGCCACCCCGTGACCGTCTCGCCGGTGGCCGGGTCCGTTTCCTCCGCGCGGCGGAATCCGCGCCGCTGCAGCGCGGCGGAAACAACCGGATTGAAGACCTCCCACACGCACACGGCGTCATAGCGGGCCATGCAACGCCTGAGAAACTCGCCGAGACAGCCGCGCCCGGGCGTTCGGCAGAACACGGCCAGCACGTCGAGCCGGTCGCCGCTCACGCGGGCGAGCCCCTCGATGCCGGCGGGCGACACGAAGCGGCTGTATCCTGTGCCGAGCTGATCGCCGACGGCGTCGGGCCGCCACTCGGAAAACACCCTGCTGCCTGCCTTCATTTTCATCCTCCGTTGCCGGTTATCGGGCCGTTGTCACTCTGAAAAACCCGAGCGCCCCCCTGCACGGCGTGTTGGGCCGGACAGAGAAAGCCTCTGTCCGGCCCGTTTCCTCACAGCTCGATCCGCAGCAGAAGGCCTTCCATCGCATTTCCCGTTGCGTTGGCCTGATCGCAGAAATGCGACATCGATTCAGCAAGCGGAACCAAGGGAGCCCGTTCTTTGTCGTTCGGAATTCCGCACAGGCTGGGCTTGGGCTCCCCCCGTAAAATCGGAGCGAGGGCGTGTTCGAGTGCGTCACGCAACTCGTTCAGTCTCGCAAGCTCCTTTCCCATTCTCGCAAACTGTTCTTGCGTCTGTGTGCTACGGCACGGCTCACCAAGTTTCACAGGTGAATCATTCTTCTGGGGTCCGATTCCCATACTTCCGCTCATAGGTCCATACATGATCTTTCCTCCGCCCCTGTTGTTTCGTCGCGCTGTTTGGGGCCACTCAGCGCAACGGAAAATTGCCCAACCAAGCGCCCTAGGCAACGGCTGCGCCGTGCCTAGGCTCACGTGTTGGGCTTCATAAACACAATCCAGTGTGTTCCGCTCTTGCGGCCGCTGGTGTTCCCGAAGAGCGGAAGCTCAGGAGTCAGCGCCAAAACCTCACGCACTTTCACTTGCGTTTCGGACCACTTGAACACGAGCACGCCCAGAGGCCTCAGCACTCTGAAGCACTCCGCGAAACCGGCCCGCAAGTCTTCGCGCCAGTCAGGACCCATCTTCCCGTACTTCGCAGCCATCCAGCTTTTTGCGCCGGCACGCACCAGGTGCGGAGGGTCGAACGCGATCAGGTGGAACGTGTCCGAATCGAACGGCATAGCCCGAAAGTCCAGGTCAACGTCAGGCTCGATCCGCAGCACGCGCTGGCCGTCTTCTCTTCCGTGCGACGTGTCCTTTATCGACAGCGTCTCGCGACGCCGATCCCCGAACAGCACACGCTTGTCGTTCTTATCGAACCACCACATGCGCGGGCCGCAGCACGGATCTAAGATTGCCTTTTCCATATTGCCTTTTCCATTAGGTTCGGTGAGCAAAAAATCTTTCGCGCGTGTCAGCGCCGACGCCGCTTGCGCTGCCACCGCCATCCCGTGACCGTCTCGCCGGGGGCGTTGTCACTCTGAAAAACCCGAGCGCCCCCCTGCACGGCGTGAACGGGAGCGGCTTGGCGTTGTCGAGCACAAAGCCGTAAGGCCCCGTGAACCATTCGGACCCGTGATGCGTGACGCAGTCCACAAGCTCGGCCTCGCCGACGATGCCGCCTCGGCATAATTGCGGGCTGTCAAACATCGGCAACGCCTGCCATATCGTCATCCCCGTAGACATGACAAACAAAAGGCATGCGTCATACTCAGCCCGCGTCATGCCTTTGGCGGCGTGTATAAGGAATCGGCCGCGGTAGCCCGTCGGCCACGTCCTGTTCTCGATATTCTTCCAGCCGTGCGCGACCAGCCATGCCCAGGGCTGCCGGATCGAAAGGCACGGCGCCGGACCGCCCGGCCCTGTGTCCCCGCTCATTTCGCCCCGCCGTTTAGCTTCTCCCATCTTGCACCTCCTCGTTTTGGTCATTAAGTGCGTCTTTCGTCACCCGAACGGATCCCACCGCGCGTTGCTCGCCGCCCCTGACGCCGCGTCAGCCCCGGGCCTCTCCTGGGGAAACCGCATGCCGGCGCAGGCGGGGTGCGCGACGTTCGCCAGGCTGTCCAGCATGTCGTCGTGCGACACCACCGGATAAACCGAATATTCGTCCGTGATGAAATCCTGCACCAGGTCGCGCGTGTCGCCCGCCGCCGTCGGGTAGAGCAGCCGCCTGGGGAACCACACGCGGGCGGCCTCGAAGAGCGGGACAAGCCAGCCGATGCGGTCGGCCTTCGGCACCCTCTGCGGCACGTCGACGATGCGGAAGCGGTAGTTCTCGCGCTCCTGGATGTCCCGGACGTGCGCCGTGTCGCTCATGGCCCCCACCTGCTCCCAGTAGCAGCAGAGCGGCCGCCACCTGCGGTGCAGGGCGAAGAGCGCGTCCGTGCGCTCGGCCAGGTTCAGGCGGTCGCGCACGATGTCGAGCACGTAGTAGTTGCGGTCGGCCGCGAGCCCGACAACCCACATGGTCGTGTAATCGTTCTGCTTGCGCTTGGCGTTCGCGCTGTCGATGATCACGTACACGTTGAGCCCGCGCCGGTCCGGCTGCCGGTCGTAGTACATGAGCCAATCGTCGCGGAAGAGCCGCACGCCCTCGCCGACCGGGTCCTGCATCATCTGCGCCGCGTAGATCCGCGCGCCCATGTCGCGCCGCTTTGCGTCCAGCGCATCGGGCGAGAGCAGCAGCGGGCGGCCCTCGGCGTCCACGCACACGCGCCGGCGCTCCCGGGCCGTGCCGCGCTTGAGGATCTCGCTGTACGTGTCCATCGGGTGGTAGCGCGTGCCGACCATCCAGACGCGCTGCCCGTCGCCCGTGCCCAGCGCGTCGCTGAGCCCGAAGGCGTCCGTCGTCTTGCGGATCTGGTCGGGCGTCCCGATGCTCTCCTGCGTCACGACGTCGTCGTACACGCGCAGCCGGAAGTGCATGCCGGTCGGCATGCCGTCGACAAGCCCGGACCCCATGACGGTGGGCTCCTTGCCGAGCCCGGACCGCTTGACGTACAGGCCCTTCTGGACGCTCCAGTTCTCCCGGGGCGGCTTGGCGTGCAGGATCTCCGGGAACAGCTCGCGCAGCGCGGCGTTCTCCAGCGCCTGCTTGATCTGGCCGACGAACTTCTGGGCGGTGGGGGAATTGTACGAGAGCACGCAGCAGGTGATCTCCGGATCGCGCAGCACCTCCTGCACGATGCCCCCGAGGGTGATGATCGTCGATTTGTAGTGCCCGCGGCTCCACAGGTCGAGCCATCCGTCCGGAGACTCCTCCACCTCGCGGCACCGCGCGTGGCACCACGCGTTGTTCATGTGCGTGAGCCCCAGCACGCACGTGAGCAGGAAAAAGCGGTCGTTGAGGCACATCCAGCGGATCAGCGCCGGGTCGCACGCCTCGGCCACCCGCGCGTACAGCCGGCGCGTCTCTTCCAGGCCGAGCCTGCGTATCTCTGCCGCGTCAGTCATCGCGACGCGCCTCCCCCGCAAGCAGCTTGCGGATGTTGATCGTGACCGACTCGACCGCGCCGGAGCCGCCCGGCCCGCCGCCCTCCGCGCCGCCCGGCCCGACGTCCGCGTAACCCATGCGGTCGAGGTCGCGCGCCGCCTCGAGGGCCAGCTTTTTATGGCAGGTGTTCGCGGTCTTGTCGATCACGTCGAGCCGCAGCTTGACGATCCTCGCCCGGATCGCGTGCGCGTCCATGAGGCCCTTCTCCGCGAGCTGCCGCCGCATCCAGGCGCAGCGCGCCGCCACGTCGGGCCGGGCCGCCAGCCGCGCCGCGTTCGCCCGCGCCGCGTCGCGCGACCGCGTGGAGGGATACGCCGCGAGGTACGCGTCCGTCGCGGTCTTCGGGTCTCCGCCGTCGTATCCGGTGGCCGCCGCCGCGAACGCCTCCCACTGGCGTTTCCTGAGCGGCTCGCCGCCGTGTTGTTTATCCGTCATTGTTTCCACCCTCCCCTTTGAAATAGCCGTCGCGCCGGAAGCACACGAACGGGCACCGGCCGTTGTGCGCCTCTTTGCACACGCCGCATGACCGCTGGACGTTGGCCAGCAGCGCCGCGCATGCGTCCGCGCGGCCCAGGACGCAGCGCCGCGCCAGCCGGCACGCCGCGCGGTCGTGCGGGCACACGCCCCGGGCGCGCAGGCGGTCGGCCCTGCCGTGGTTCTTGTGCGCCGCGCCCGCGCTATCATTTGCTATCTGCGGCATGCCTCGCCCTCCATTCGTCAACCCCGTCTGTCTCCGCCCGCGCCGTTCCCCCGTCCGGCAGGGGCGGCGGCTCGCCCAGGTCCCCGAAGTCCATCAGGTCGGCCAGCCGGATCAGGATCGCCTCGCGCGACGCCTTCACCCTGGCCAGCAGCCCGTCGGGCGGCCGGCCCGCCGTGAGCAGCGGCCTGAGCTGGCCCTCCTTCGGCCGGAACACCACGCCGGCCGCCGTGCACTCGCCGATCAGCGCGTCGACCGGCCTCCAGTCCCTGCCCGCCTCTGTCAGAGCGTGTCCCATCCCGCCTCCTCTCCCGGGCCGGACGGCCCGGAAAACTCTTCTTTTTCTTCTTCACCCCCCACGCTTTCATGTGGGGGGATGTGGGGGATGTGGGGGTCGGAATGTAAAAGTTCGTGTAAACTACTGTTTACGGGCGACTTTGTGCGGCGGTCCCCCACATCCCCAACACCCCCCACATCCGCCGGGGTGAAGAGGTCGGCGGACGCCTCGCCGGCTGCCGCCGTGTCGGCCAGCTCGTGGAAGACGTAAACCGCGCTGCCGGAATGGTTTAGCTTCTCGAAATCGAAGAGTTGCTTGAGAGCGACGCCCATGCGCTTGAGCGCCTTGCCGATTTTGGCCGGCGTCCACAGTTCCGGCGAGAACCCCTCACATGTCTGGGCCAGATGTTGGGAGAGATCCAGGGCGGAACCCCGGAAACCGTTCCGGACGCCGGCCAGAAGGAATCGCCCGAACGCGTCGTTGCTCACGGCGAACACCGCCTTGAAGCTCTCGTTCTCGCGGATCGCCCGCTCGGCCTCATCCGCCATGCCGGCCGCCCGCCCGAGACGCCAGACCCAGGCGGCCCAGTCCGGGTGCCGCCGGTTCATGCCCTTCGGGACCGGCCCCGCGTCCGCCAGGGCGCGGGCCATGACGCGGCAGAGCCATGAGAGGCCCGCGTCCCGCGCCGCCTCGATCTCGCGCGTGAGCACGCTCTCGGCCGTGTCCCTCTCGACGCGCTCAAGGTTGACCGTGATGAGCCGGTCGCCGAGGCCCGCGTCGGAGGCAAAGGATGGGTTCGAGCTCGTCACGACGGCCCAGCACCGCGCCTCCTGCGTCACCGTCTCGGTGTCCGTGTACAGCTTCTTCTTCTCGAACGTGCCGCCCGTCGAAATGACGCTGAGCGCGTCGGGCAGCCACTGGATGTGGTGGTCGGCGTTGTCGAGGCAGAAGAGCCCCCCCTTGTCCACGCTCGCCCAGAAATCCTTGACATTTCCGAGCGCGTCGATCGCCGTCACGCGCGGCATCATCCCCAGGAGCTGGAACATCGCCGTGGCGACGCGCGTCTTGCCGCTCCCCACGTCGCCGGACAGGACAAGCAGCGGCTTCCAGCCGGTCACGCCGAACATGCCGGCGAACCAGAGCCGGACCAGCATGAGCCCGCGCCCGTCCGCCGTGCTGACGCCCGAGAAGACCGAGCAGGCCGCGAACGGGTCGCGCTCCGCGCCCTCGTCCAGCAGCCGCCAGGGGGCGAGCGCGTAGCCCTGCTCGAAGACGATGCCGTCCGTGCCGTTGTCCACCACTTCGGCCGCGCCGGCCGTCACGCGCGCCATGCGGCCCTCGCCGCTGGAGAGATAGATTTTTTCGCCCTCGCGGTGCCAGTAGCGGCGCGGCGTGATGCCCTGCGTCGCGTCGCCGATCAGCGCCTCGTCCTCGACCGCGCTGATGAACATCTTGTAGTCCTTGAACTCCCGGCTGAACGCCGTCGCGCGGCTGAGCCAGCTCCGGAAATAGTCCTGCCCCACGCGGTGCAGCCGCTTGTCGACCGCGTCGAACCACATCGCCGTGCCGTGCCCCCGGTCGGCAAGGTCGTAGTAGAACCGCCCGCGCCGGCCCAGCCAGGCGCAGACCTCCGCGCACATGGCCCGCTTCTTCTGCAGGCCGCTGGCGTCCTTGTCGGTCATGGCCGCGATCAGCCGCGCCCGCAGGTAGGCGACGGACGCCGGGCCGTCCTCTTCCGCCCCCGCACCCCCCACATTTTCCGTTCCGCCTGTGTTGGGGGTGGCGGGGGAAGCGCCCGGGGAAACGCCCCCGGGGGAAGAAAGCGGCATGCCTCCGGCGGCATTCTTATCGAGCGCGTCCGGCGCTCCGTCCGGCTGCCGGCGTTTCGTCCCCGCGTTCCGGGCGGGCGGCTTGTCCGGGCGGGATGCCGAGGACTCTTCCCGTAACGGCCGGCGGTAGAGGTCGGCGGGCCAGGGCGGGGCCGCGTCCGCGACCGCCTCCAGGCGCGCGCGCAGGCCGGGCGCGTTATCCGGCGTCACCGGCCCGGCCGCCTCGGCCGTGACCCACTCCGTGAGGTCCTTGCAGGCGTAGCCGGCGGACGGCGGGAGCGTGAGCGCGCGCCACGGGATGCCCAGCGCCTCCAGGCTGTCGCAGATGTCGGTCGCGTGCCGCTGGCCCTGCTGCCACTCGCGCGCCTTCGGGTCGCGCCGCTTCGCCTCCTCCTCGTCCGGATCGCCGTCCGCGATCACCGTCACGCGCGAGCAGCCCCTGAGCGCACCGGCCAGCTCCGGGCGCCAGTGCCCCGCGCCGTCCGCGTTGGTGGTCGCCGCGAGCCCCAGTGCGCGCGCCGTGTCCGCGTCCTTCTCGCCCTCGACGATCCAGACCTCGCCGCCCGCCCGCGCCGCCGCCAGCACCTCGGGCAGGTTGTAGAGCGCCTCCCCGACGCCGTTGCTGGCGCGCCCGAACTCCCAGCGCGGCGAGCCGTCCTTCGCCGGCGTCACCTGGATGAACGTCTTGCCCGGCCCGTCGGCGTGGCGGAACCGGAGCTTGCGGTAGATCACCGCCCCGCCCGCGTCCTTGTAGTCGTACCAGCAGACGAAGGCCAGCTCGCGCCCGCGCATGCGCCACACGTCCCCCGGCCTGAGCCCCGCCAGGCTGAACGGATCGCGCCGTTTGGTTCCGGGTTTCGGGTTCCGGGTTTCTGGTTCGCGCCGGGCGGCCGCTCCTTTCTCCTTCCTCCCTCTTCCCTTCTCCTCCTGCTCCCCCATGAGGTCGGCCATGCGGTAGCCGAGCGCCGCCGCCACGCTCTCGGTCGGGCAGCCCGCGAAACACCTTAAGAGCACGCGGCCGCCCTCGCCCTCGGAGACCGAGAGCGAGGGGTTCCTGTCCGCGTGCGCCGGGCAGCACGCCATCCACGCGCGCTCCCCGTTCGGCCGGACCTTGGCGAGACGCCCCAGCACCTCGTCAATCGTCGCCATCGGCCGCCCCCTCCGCCGCGATCGCGGCCTCGTCCAGCCCGAACAGGCCGGCCAGCGCATCGGCCTCGCCGATGTAGTTCGCGGGATGGGCCTCCGGCTGGGTCAGGTAGCGGTGTTCGTCGATCCACGGCTCCATGCGGCTGGCCGCGCACTCGAGGAACGCGCGCGCCGCGCCTTCCGGCGTGAGCCTGCGCGCCTGCCCGAGGCGCTCGGCGCGGTCCTGCCATTTCTCGCTGCCCCATTCCGTGCGGTAGACCAGCAGCAGCGCCGCCGCCGGAATGAGGTTCATCGACGCCGCGCCGGCCACGGTCCGCTCACGGATCAGCGCGTGCACCGCTCTGATCCGGGCCAGCTCCTCCCGCCGCCCCGGGAGCGCCGGCCGATCCTTCGGCGTTCGGGGCTCTGCGGGTTTTTGGCACCACAGGATTTTCCCCGCGTCGGGGCCGTCCGTGACGATGTGCGCGTGGCAGTGCTTCGCGTCGGGGTTGTCCTTGCGCGGGTACGGCGCGTCCCATTCGTGTTTGATTTTTACGGGCTTCGGCGCGGACGGCGGGACGGCCTTCCTGACCCAGTCCCAGCGTTCCCTTACGAAGACGGCCGTCTTCTCGGCGAGGCACGCCGGGTTGCCGCAGATTCGGCAGTCGTTGAGCATGTGCGGGCCGGTGATGCCCTCGCCGTCCCGCGCCGTGTTGTTTACGGTGTTCCTGCAGTCGGCGCACCACTCCGGGTGGCGTTCGGCCCAGGGCATCCTGAGGATGTCCCGCGCGCCCGCGTCCCAAAGCGCCCGGCCGATGCGGTCAGGCTGCGGGTCGGCGGCCAGCTCCGTGTCGAGCAGCCGGATCTGCATCGGCCGCGGCAGCGCGGCCAGCCGCTCGCAGAAAACCTGCCCCGCCTTCTTCTCGGCAATGATTGTGCGCCACATCTTGGTGATCGCGGACAGCCTGCGCCGGCGGAACACCCAGCGCTCGCTGACGCCCAGCAGCCGCGCGATCTCCGGCGCGGTCTTGCCGCCCCCGGTCAGCGCCGCCACGCCGTCGGCCTCCTCCAGCGGGGACAAATCCTTGCGCTGCAGGTTCTCGACGACGTTCGCGAGCCGCGCGGCGCCGTCGTCCAGGTCCAGCGCCACGCACGGCACCATGAGCAGCCCGGCCAGCCGCGCCGCCGCCAGCCGCCGGTGCCCGCAGACCAGCTCCCATCGCACGCCTGACGGCGCGTCAGGGCCCGCCCGCCGCACGGTCAGCGGATTCAGGACGCCGCTCGCCGCGACCGACGCGGCCAGCCCCGCCAGCTCCTCCTCCGTCTCCGCCGCCCGCGTCTGGTATGGCGACGGCCCGATCTCCGCCAGCGGCACCGGCAGCACCTCGCCCTGCGCCGGCGCGGGCTGCGGTTTCAGGTTTCCGGTTGCCGTTGAGCGTTGAGCGTTGAGCGTTGAACGTTGAGTGTTCTTCCCTTTTCCGTCACTCCGCGCCCTGCGCGTAGAAGCCGCCCGCGTTTTCATCCGTTCCGCCTCCCGTGTGCCCGAACATCCCCGGCCTGATCCCGCCCGACGGGCGCGCGTGCCGGAAACCCGTCGCGCCCTTCTCCACGAAGCGCGTCCACTCCTCAGGCCTGACCCGCCAGGAGTTGCCCCCCAGCTTGACCGCCTTGATCGCGCCGCTCTTGATGAGCCCGAGGACAAACCGCGTCGGCTTGCCCATGAGCAGGCTCAGGTCGTTCACCGTCAGCAGGGGGTCGAACCCCTTGACCTTCGGTTTCTGCATCACCGCCTCCATGCCTTTCCCTCCTTTCCGTCCTTTGCGTCGCTCAGGCCCGACAGCTCGCGCGCGTCAAAACCGTGTTGGGCCTTATCACCGTGCCGTCGGGCACCCACCCGATAGCGTTGCCGCACCAGTCGATTTCGATCCATCCGGTCTTGCGGTCGCCATGCTCCGGTGCGCGGTCCTTGTAGTCTTCCGGGAAGGCGTCGGCATGCCACGGGGACCTGCCGCGCTCCCACCGTCCGGCGTCATCGGTGGGCAAAACGTCCGGCCCAACAATGCGCTCATCCTCCTCCCCGCACGGCGCGACCGGATAGATCCCTTCCCGGATGTTCCGTTCCAGCGCCGCGCGCGTCGCGGCCGCGCCGCACGCCGCCGGCGCACAGCCGCGCAGGGCGGCGCAGGCCGTAAGGCCGGCCAGCAGGCCCGCGCACGCCGCGCACGCGGCCGCCGCCGCGTTGCACCACGCGAGCCGGTCCAGCAGCGTCTCCAGCGGCACCCGGCCCCTCGTCTCAACCCTGTCCATGCCGCCCCTCCTCTGCGCCTCTGCGCCTCTGCGTTGAAAAATCGGCGGGCCGCAGGCCGCGCCGCGCGGCCCAGGCGTCCAGCGCCTCCTGCATCTGCTCGCGCGACTGGCGCGGCCCCAGCCTGTCCAGGAACGACGCGCGCAGGCCCCGCGCCCTCCCCACGGCCCAGAACATCCGGTCCGCGCCCGCGCGTTCCACGCGGTACACCCGCCCGTAAGAGGCGTACGCCCGCGCCGCCGGCCGCTCCGCAACCGCCGCGCTCACTCCGCGCCCCCTTCCGTTTCCCCGGTTGAGCGTTGAGCGTTGAGCGTTGAGCGTTGAGCGTTCTCCCCTTCCCGCTCGCGCCACTCCATGCCCGCCGCCTGCCGGTCCAGCTTCTCCGCCTTGGCCCGCAGCGCCTCCGCCTCGCGGCGCAGCGCGTCCGCGTCCGTCTGGGCCGCCAGATTCCGGAGCGCGTGCTCCAGCGTCGAGCCGTAGGCCACGTCGCGCGACGCCGCGGACACCGACCAGCCGACGCTCACGCGGTTGATTTTCAGCGTGGCCGACGGCCCGGTGTCCGGCCGGCGGCCCGCCGCGAGAGCCGCCTCCTCGTAACGCGCCAGCACCTTGGCGACCACGTCCAGCGCCACCGCCAAGACGTCGTTCTCCGACTGCGACACAAAACCCGGCTGGATCACCAGCTTGGGGGTTCCGCCCGTTGAGCGTTGAGCGTTGAGCGCTGAGCGTTGAGCGTTCATCCCCTCTTTCATTCCGCACCCCCTTCCGTTTTAGCTTCCAGGTTCTTGTTTCCCGGCTGCCCCGCGTGTTTCATGATCACGCGCGCCGCATATGCGAGAACTGCGGACACGTTGCCCGGAGACGGAAAATTGTTCGGGTCGCCCTTTTGGATCGCCTCCGCCATACCCAGCAGCCCGGCGGGAACGTAGAGTGGCCGCATGTCGTTGGGCTGCGGCAAATCCCCGTACTGCCAGCGCCAGAGTTCCACCTCCGCCCAAGAGTCTCCGGGATCAGACGTGAGGTTGATGTGCTTCGGGGCCTCGCCCGTTGAGCGTTGAGCGTTGAGTGTTGAGAGTTGAGCGTTCTCCCCCCCTTCCCGCTGTCCCGTTTCCAGCTCCTTCAGGACCTCCCGCGCGTGGCGGTCGAGCACGCCGATCACGTCCACACCCTCGGCGACGCGCGTCCCGATCCGGCTCATCAGTCTCACCTCTGCGCCGCACGCTTTCACAGCGACCGCCCCGACCAGCCGCGCCCTCTCCCGCTTCCCTCCGTTCGCCTTGCTCATGGTTCCCGCCTTTCTTTTCTTGCCCGCCCGCCGCGTTTCGTTTACGCTGTAAGCGGTTCGTTTTGGTTCATCGGCGCGTTTATACACCGTTTTAGGTGTTTGAGTCAACACCGAAAGTAGTGTTTTATGAAAAAAAGTTTCGCAGATAGGATAGAGTCCCTTCGCGGAAATAAAACCCAGAAGGAATTCGCCAAGCAATTGGGCGTCCCTTTAAACACTTATACCAACTGGACGCGCGGCATCACGAAGCCGACATGCGACGCCCTGATCACGGCATGCACTGTCTTAGGTGTCTCCGCCGACTGGCTGCTCGGGCTGCCGACCGCGTCGTCCCCGTCGATCCCGTCGGCGCCAGTCGTCCCGCCTGACGCGGCGTCAGCCCCCTCCGAGGCCTACTGGCGCGGGCTCGTGGCCAGCCAGCAGGAGACCATCGCCGGGCTGACGCGCCTGCTCGCGGCGGCCCAAAAACCTACTGCGCCCGCTGCCCGCACTGGTGGGCGCGCTGCCACGAAAACTGCATGAGGTGAACAATGGACGCGCTTGTAAACTCCCGTGTAGCGGAACTGGAACACTTGCGCACCGTTGCGTTGCGCGATCTGGAAGAGGCGCAGGAAGAGATCAGCAGGCTAGAGTTCGCAATCACGCTGGAACGCCTAGACAGCCGACGCGCATACCGTCTGGAGGAAGAGAACAGGTCGCTGCGCGAGCGCGTGGCGGAACTTGAGAGCGAGCATGAATTGCTTTCAGTCTCCCCGGTGCTGCCCGCCGTGTCGGTTAAGCATCAAAAAGACCTGGTGCGGCAGGCCGAGGAATGGCAAGACATGGCCAGCACGATCGCCGAACTCAAAGACGACAACTCTGACCTGTTCGAAAGAGTGAGGCGTTTGACAAAGGAAAACGACGACCTGTTGAAATCACCACTGTTAATGGTATGGTCGCCGCGTCCCGCGCCGTTAGTCGAGCGTCGAGCGCCGGGCGTCGCTCCCGTTCCGCCGCCGCATGTTTCCGCACCCGCCGTCTTTTCCTGGCTGTTTCCCCTGGCCTTATGCGGCGTTGCCCTGTGGGCCACACGGGATATGAGCGGCTGGATAACATTCCTCTGGTTGCTGGCCGCCTGGAACGTCGGGCGCTTCGGGCCGGCGCTCCTGCTTCTGTCATTGAAAGGAACCCCGAAATGAAAGCATCCCTCCCGCTCGCCCTCGCCGCGCTGCTTCTTTGCGGCGGCTGCGTCACGCGCCTCGCGGATCTCACCGTGGCGTCGACCAAGAACATCGACATCAAGAAGAGCCTGCACCGCGTGGACGAATCCGTGCGGAACAAGGGGCGCGACCGCAAGCACATCATCCTGTTCATCCCGACCGGCGTGCCCAACATGAAAGAGGCCACCGACGAGGCCATCGAGAAATCGCCCGGCGCGGTCGGGCTGTCCGACGCCACCATCAAATACGGCTGGTGGTGGATTCCCTACATCTACGGGCAATTCTGGTACGAGGTGGAAGGCAACCCCGTCTTTGAAGCGAGGCCCTCCCCGTGAGCGAAGACCCCGTCACATACACCCCCGGCCCGCCCGGCGTCCCGGTGGCGTGGCTCGGCCCCGGCCCCGAGCCGCCGCGCCCGGCCTCTCCCTTTTTACCCTCGTCTCCGCGCCCACTGGGTGGGCGCGGAAAGCCCCGCGCCGCCGTGCGCCGCAAGAAGCCGCGCTCCGTGCGCTACGGCCCCGGGCATTACTCGCCCGCGCCCAACGGCCGCGGCTTCGACTGCGCCGTCACCCTCGGCGGCGTCCGGCAGCGCGCCCGCATGCCCGACGAGGCCAGCGCCCGCGCGTGGATCGACGCGACCGAGGCCAGCGCGGCCGAGGCGCTGGCGCCGCTCACGCGCGCGCAGCTCGTCGACGCGCGGCACGCGCTTTCCCTGCTGCCGGAAGGCGCCACGCTCGCGCAGGCGGCCCGCGCCATGGCCGAGGCGCGCGGCCTGCGCCGGATGTCCCTGGGCGAGGCCGTCCCCCTCTTCCTGGCCGACCGCGCGCACGGCGCGGTGCCGCTCACCGTGCGCGGGTACCGGATCGCGCTCAAGGCCCTCTCGTGCGCGTGCGGCCCGGAGACCCCCGTCGGCGCGGTCACCGCCGCGCACATATCGCAGGCCGTCGGCTACCGCATCGGGCGGGCGCGCAACAACATCATCCGCCACCTCGCCACCTTCTTCCGGTGGGCCATACGCGCCGGCGCGTGCGGAAGCAACCCCGCGCTCGCCGTTCCCCGCGCCCGCGTGTCGGAGCCCCCGCGCGGCATCCTCACCGTGGCCCAGGCCGAGGCGCTGCTGCGCCGGGCCGAAAAAGAGCGGCCCGGCCTGATCCCCTACCTCGCCCTGGGGCTTTTCGGCGGGATCAGGCCGGCCGAGCTGCTGCGTCTCGACCCCGCGCGGATCGGGAGCGAGTGGATCGTCATCGACGGGGCGGTCGCCAAGACGGCAGACCACCGGACGGTGCCGATACGCGCCAACCTCCGCGCGTGGCTCGACGCCCATCCTCCGCCGGCCAAACGCATCGCGCCCTTGAACGAGCGCAACCTGTACGCCGCGATCCGCCGGCTGCGGGCCGCGCCTTTTCCGGACGGCGACGGCGCGGGCGAGATACCCTGGCCGGTCGACTGCATGCGGCACAGCTACGCGAGCTACGCCTACGATCTGACGCGCGACGCGGCGCTGGTGTCCAGCGAGATGGGGCACCGCGGGACCGACATCTTTTTCCGGCACTACCGCGGGCTCGTTCCGCCGGGTGACGGCGTCAAATTCTTCGGCATATTGCCGACGCCGTGCCAACGCAAGCCATAACCCGTTGATCATCAACGAACCTTCAAGACGCTCATAATCCTTTGGTCGCAGGTTCGAGCCCTGCTGGGCCCACCACCT